GGTAATTTACTAACTGCAACAGTATATGGGTCTCAGGGTTTAGATACTTCAGACTTATCAAGCTTTACAGAATTTGCAGACTTAACTGCAAGTGATGTACAAGGTTGGGTTGAAGCAGCTATGGGTGAAGATGAAGTCCAGTCTAAAAAAGATGGTCTTGATGCTCAAATAGCTGAAAAAGTTACACCAACATCTGTCCAAAAACTTATAGCTTAATATGGCTAGAAGTCAACCTTATACCGTAGCAGTTAACGGAGGGTTAGTTAAGTCTTCAAATGTAATAGACTTACTTAAAACTCCGGGAGTTGCCAAGGATTTACGAAACTTTGAAGTTTCTATTGAGGGAGGCTATAGACGTATTAATGGATATCAAAAATTTGGTACAACAAGTGCAGTACAACCAACTGGTAGTACAACTGATATTTTAGGTACTATACCTTATGCAGATGGGGTTGTTGCTTGTGCAGGTACAAGTATTTATTTTAGTCAAACTGGTACATCTTGGACCGAAATAAATAGAAGTAGTGTTGCTAGTAGTGGAGATAATCATACAGCTTTTACAGGTCGTAGTGTTTTAACAAGAACTAGCCAAGGACAAAATAGTTTTGCTTTATTTGAAAGTGCTACTTCTAATTATGGTACATTAATTATTGCCGATGGAGTAAATAAACCGTACTTTTTTAGAATGGAAGGTACAGGTGCTAATATAAATACTAGAACATTCTTTGGTGGGGAAATAACAGTTACTGGTACAAAAGGGGTAAAACATGTAACTGTTCATGACAAGCATTTAATAGCTGCTGGAGTAGAAGATAATTTAAATACTATATTTTTTAGTGGTACTTTAGACCCAACAGATTTTACTAGCACTGGTTCAGGTTCAATAGTTTTAGAAGACCAGATAGAAGGTATTAAAAGTTTCCGTAATGAATTATTTATATTTTGTACAAATAGTATATTTAAACTTATAAATATAAATGATTCAAGTAATATTGCAATCGTACCTGTTACTAAAAACGTAGGTTGTTTAAGTGGCTATAGTATTCAAGAGATTGGTGGTGACTTAATATTTTTAGCCCCAGATGGATTAAGAACAATAGCTGGTACAGCAAGAATTGGTGATGTTGAGTTAGGAACTATTAGTCAAGCTATTCAGCCGATTGTAACTTCTTTAGCTGAATCAATAGATAGTTTTGTTATTTCAAGTGTTGTACTTAGAGAAAAATCACAGTACAGATTATTTTACACTAATACTGGAGCATCTAATTCAGCACAACGAGGAATTATAGGCACGTTAAGACCAGATGGTTTTCAATGGTCTGAAACAAGAGGTTTAGAAGTTACCGGTATTGGTTCAGGTTTTGATAATAATAATATTGAACAATACTATCATGGCGATACAAATGGTTTTGTTTATCAACATGACATAGGAAATAGTTTTGATGGCACTAATATTTTAGCAAGATTTGAAACACCTAATTATGATTATGGAGATTTAGGTACATTAAAAACTTTACACTATATAAGAGTTTCAGCAAGTTCAGAAGGTATTGTTGAACCGGATGTTCAAGTTCGATTTGATTATGGAAATACAGAAGTTCCACAGCCGGGAAGTTTATTTGATATTGGAATAATAAACCCACCTTCAAAATTTGGAGACGCAGTTTTTAATACAAACGTATTTGGTGGAGGCGATAATCCACTAATTAGAGTTCCTTTACAAGGTAGTGGAACAAGTAACAATTTTACTTTTTTAAGTGAAGACAGTAAAGCACCATATACTATAAATGGTTTTTATGTAGATTTTATACCTTCAGGTAGGAGATAATAAATGGCACAAACATATACAAGACAAAGTTCTTTTATTGATGGTGATACTATCACCGCAGCATTATTTAATGATGAATATAATCAGTTAGTAAATGCATTTGCATATTCATCTACAAGTGCTACTAATACTGGACACAGACACGATGGTTCTGCTGGACAAGGTGGTAATATATTTAAAATTGGTGACTTAGACTTTTTAAATAAAGTAGAAATTGATAGCACTAATAATAGAGTAGGATTTTATGTAGAAGTTTCTTCTGCAGCAGTAGAACAAATAAGAATACAAGATGGAGCTATTGTTCCTGTTACAGATAATGATATAGATTTAGGAACAAGCTCTTTAGAATTTAAAGATGCATTTTTTGATGGCACTGTAACTACAGATGCCTTAGTAGCTGATACTGCAGACATTAATGGTGGTACAGTTGATGGTGCAACTATTGGAGCTAACTCAGCTTCTACTGGTACATTTACTTCTGTAACTACTACAGGTAATGTTGATGTTGGAGGTAATTTAACAGTTACAGGAACTACTACATTTAATGGTGGTACATTAACATTAGGTGATGCAGCAGACGATAATGTAGTTTTTGGTGCAGATGTTAATTCAAATATTATTCCTAATACAGACAATACATACGACTTAGGAAGTTCTTCTCAAGAGTGGAAAGATTTATACGTTGATGGTATAGCTTACCTAGATGGTATTAACTTTAATGGTACAGCAATTACATCAACTGCTGCTGAGTTAAATATTTTAGATGGTATCACATCGACTACAGCCGAACTTAATATATTAGATGGAGTAACTTCTACAACTGCAGAGCTTAATATTCTTGATGGAGTTACATCAAGCACAGCGGAATTAAATATTCTTGATGGAGTTACAGCAACTACTACTGAACTTAATATACTTGATGGAGTTACATCAAGCACAGCAGAACTAAACATCCTTGATGGTGTTACTTCAACTACTGCTGAATTAAATATTCTTGATGGTGTTACAGCTACAGCAACTGAAATAAATTTACTTGACGGTGTAACATCTACAACTGCTGAACTTAATATACTTGATGGAGTTACTTCAACTGCTACAGAATTAAATTTACTTGATGGTGTAACAGCAACTACAACTGAACTAAATTATGTCGATGTAACTACAGCAGGAACTGTAGAAGCTTCTAAAGCTGTTGTAGCTGATAGCAATGCAGATGTTTTATTTAGTGATAATGATAAATTAAAATTTGGCACAAGTTCAGATTTAGAAATTTATCATGATGGTTCAAATAGTCGTATACAAGATTCTGGAACAGGTAGTTTATTCTTACGAGGAACTAATTTAAAAATACAAGATTCTGATGGATTTGATTTCATGGCATTTGAAGATGGAGGAGGTGAAGCTGGTACAGTTAAAATAAAACATAATAATTCTACTGTATTAACAACAAGTTCATCTGGAGTAGATGTTACAGGAACAGTTGTTGCAGATGGTTTGACTATTGATTCTGGTACAACAAACACAGTTGCTACCTTTACCTCTACCGATACTGGAGCAGGTATACAACTAACTGACCCAACAGGCAGTTCAAAGTTAGAGACTTCTGGAGCTAATCTTAGAATTAGTGTTGATGACGATGGAGCTGTATCTAGTTCAGCAATACAATTTAGGGTTGATGGTTCTACAAAAGCAACGATTGATTCATCAGGTAATGTTGGAATTGGAGTTACAAATCCAGCTAGAGGATTACAAATTCACAAAGAGGGTAATCATTTAAGTTTAACAACAACAGCAACAGGTACATCAGCGGGTAATGGCTCTGATTTTAAAGTAGATGTTTCTTCAAGTGATTTACAAATTCTTAATTATGAAGCTGCTAATATTTCTTTGTTTACAAGCGGTTTAGAAAGGGTGCGAGTTGACAGTTCAGGAAATGTTGGAATTGGAACTACATCCCCTGTTACTCCATTAGAAGTTAGAACCTCATCAGACACTGAAATAGCTGCAATAAGAACAGGTTCAGTAGCTGCAAAATTAGGAGCATTTGCTAGTGGTGAATCAAGACTTACTTCAGCAGGTAATGATGGATTTTTAACATTTTATACTGGTACAAGTTCTGGAGAAAAAGTCAGAATAGATAGTTCAGGGCGAGTTGGCATTGGCACTTCATCACCTTCTACAAGTCATAAACTTACTGTAAGTGGAGATACTAAGTTTACTGGTCAGCTATCCATGTCTGATAGTCAATTAATCAAAATGGGAGATGGTGAGGATTTTGCTTTTTATCACGACCAATCTATTGGCAATATTATAAAAAGTAACACTTCCGATATAGATATTTTCATACAAGGTAATGACGGTGGTTCTACTATTACTGCTCTTAAATTTGATATGTCTTCTGCAGGTCGTGCAATATTTAATGCAGGAGCTAATTTTTCTGACCATGTAAATTTTGATGACAATGCTAAAGCAGTGTTTGGTGGTGCAGATGATTTACAGATTTATCACAATGGAACTAATTCTTATATTGCTGATGCCGGAACTGGTGATTTAAGAATATTAGCTACAGACTTTAGACTTTTAAACGCTGCAGAAGATTCAAATTTAATTAGAGCATTTAATGGTGCAGAGGTTGAGTTATATCATAATGGAACAGAAAGACTAGCTACCACTTCAAGCGGTGTAACTGTTACAGGTACTTTAGTATCTGATGGCTTAACAGTAGATACATCTACTTTAGTTGTAGATGCTACTAATAATAGAGTAGGTATCGGTAATGCTTCTCCAGATGTAAGTTTAGATATAGGAAGCCTTACAGATGCTATTCATGTACCAGTAGGTACTACAGCTCAAAGACCGGGAAGCCCTGCAGCAGGATATTTTAGATATAACAGTACAACTGGTGGCTTTGAAGGTTATACAGACGAATGGGGTGCTATAGCCGGTGGTGCAGGAAGTTCTTCTACTTTTGCTAAAAATACTTTTACTGGAGATGGCTCTACTACAGCCTTTACATTATCTACAAGTATGACCAGTGAAGATGGTCTAATAGTATTTATTGATGGTGTTTATCAAGCTGATAATGTTTACTCAGTTTCTGGTACTACTCTGACTTTTGCAACTGCTCCTGCTAACACTAGAGTTATTGAAGTCTTTCAATTAGAAGGCGGTATTGTTGGAGTTGCTCCAGTAATTGCTACCATGACTGGTGATGGCTCAGATACTACTTTAGCTTTAGGTACAAGTCCTGATTCAGAAAACCAAACATTCGTAACTATTGATGGTGTTGTACAACATAAAGATACTTATTCAATTTCAGGAAGCACACTAACTTTTAGTGCTGCTCCTCCTAACGGTACTTCAGTAGAAGCTATTACCTTTAACAATGTAAGTGTTGCAACTTTCCAAGATGCTGATGGCGATACTAAGATTCAGTTAGAAGAAAGTACTGACGAAGATAAAATCAGGTTTGATACTGGTGGTACTGAACGAGTTATTATAGATTCTACTGGAGTTGGAATTGGAACTTCAAGTCCTGCAAGACCATTACACATAGAAAACGCTGAAGGAAGATTAGTTCGTTTGAGTCATACATCTAATCCTAAAATAGAATTTGTTGATACAACAAATGGTACATCTGGAGCTTATTTAGGCTCGGAAGATAACGAATTGACGTTTGAAACTGGTGGTCAGAATGAAAGAATGAGAATTGATTCTGCTGGTAATGTTGGAATTGGAGTTACAAATCCAGCAAGTAATCAAGGTTTTGCAAAGGCAGTAGAAATAAGTGACGAAGGAGCAACAACTGGACCTGATTTGATGCTTACAAACCCAACAGCTGGAACAGATGAATTTTTAGGAGAACTTTCATTCAATCATGCTAACGATGCTTTAGCAGCAATTGCCGCTAAAACTGATGGTGCAACTGATTCTGGTCATATTCAATTTCTAACACAAGTAACAGGTGGAGCTCTGCAAGAAAAAATGCGAATTGATTCTGATGGAAATTTACTTTTAGGAACAACAACAAGACTTAATAACTCAAATACTATTGCAAAAACTACAGACCATGTACCTTTAAATATAAGAAGAGATAATGGTGCATCTGATAATTCAATTCTAATTTGTTACAAAAGCACTAGCACAGCAGTATTAGCAATTAGAGGAGATGGAGATGTTGAAAACACAAATAATTCTTATGGTGCTTTATCTGATAAAAGACTAAAATCAAATATTGTTGATGCTAATTCACAACTTGAAGATATTAAAAAAGTCAAAGTTAGAAACTATACTTTAGATTCAACTGGCGAAACTCACATAGGAGTTATTGCACAAGAATTAGAAGAATCTGGTATGGGTGGTTTAGTAGAAGAAAGAGAAGAAGGTTATAAAGGAGTTAAATATAGTATTTTATATATGAAAGCTATTAAAGCAATCCAAGAACAACAAACCCTAATAGAAACTCAACAAACCACTATTAATGATTTAAAATCAAGAATAGAAGTTCTAGAAACACCGGAGGCAGAATAATATGGAATTATCTTCATACATTATTTGGAACGCAATAATAACATTAGTTCTAGGACCAATACTTTATAGTATTAGACAGAACTCTAGTGAAGCTAAAAGACTAGATATTTTATTAAATAAAACTAGAGAAGAGATAGCTAGAGAATATGTTACTAAAGATGAACTAAAAGATGATATGAAAAATGTCATGGACAGACTAGAGAAACTTGATGAAAAACTTGACAGACTCTTTGAAATTAGGTAAAATATATGGAGAAAAGAGAAGGTTTAAGAGCTGGAATTAGCTCAATTCGTCAAGACTATCGTTCTGGTGGTTTAGTTTCTAAAGAAGGTCCACGTTTACAATTTAATACTGGTAGTTTAGTAAAAACTAGACAACAATTTTATTCTGAT